CATCTAAAGCTTTTAATAATTGTTCGTTACTCATTTCTATCTCCAAATAGATTATTTAGCTTCTCTAAAGCCATTTTTACGTGCCGCTGCCATTAACATAGCCTCAGCGTTGTTTTTCTTGTTGCCATGTAGCGAATCTAAATACTCATGCACAAACGGCGGTAAGTCTAAATTAATGCGCTTAGTTTGCTTTGGCTTAGATTCTTTTTTTAACTCTTTCATTTCCTAACCTCGTTTTGTTTTGGTGTATCCATTATGGGCGATTAAATAAATATGTCAACCTACTTTAGTGAAATTTTTAGTAGGCTATAAATAACTTGCTTTTATTAAATCTATAAAGTACATTTAACGCTAAATCAATAAATGGAGATTGAAAATGAGTGGATACAGCAAAAGCACAAGAACACCAGTTGAGCAAAATCTAGTTCCTAACTTTGAAGGGGTGATTGATATTGCAAAGCAGCTTGATATTGAATTTAGAGTTACTGGCGGCAACTTTATAACTCATGAGTTTTATTGTACCTATCAGGACTTCCAGACTCTAATTGAGCTTGCTAACCCGTACATGAAAGCAAACAAGGCTTAACTATGAACACAATACTACACGGTAACACTAACGAAATAAGCCCGTTCGATTGGGAGGATATCCGATGTGCTATTCGTACATTTGCAGGAAGAAGCAAAAAGAATAAGACCCCAACCTATACTTATGAGGGTAAAAGCGGATTATTAATTACATTAACAGTTAAAAAACAAATTCACGTAAACTGGAGAAAGAAATGAAAACATTAATTTTAGCAACAGCATTAGCAGCATTATCATTCACAGCTAACGCAGAAGATAAACCAAGCGAAAAGCTAACGCTGTGCAAAGAGCTATCGACTTTAGCAGAGCGATACATGACATTGCGCCAGTCAGGAACATCAATGGCTGATATTTACGGCACGGCAAATGGCAGTAAACTTGTTGAGCTAATGATTGTGCAAGCTTATGAGGTGCCTCAATTTGGAACTGAGAAATACAAGCTTGAGCAGGTTAGCAAATTTAAAAACGAATGGTTTTTATCCTGCATTAAAAGCAAGTAATTAAAACGCAATAACCTAAACCCCTTAACTTGGGTTTTATTTTGGAGAATAAAATGCACAAAGTTGATAGCGACCCGCTACTACCAAAATGCTTCAAAACGAACCCAGAGAGCCACGCAGAGGCTAAGCAATGGGTTGTTGATAACATACGCAAACTAAACCCGAACTGGTGGCCTAAGCTTTCGCAGGGATACACAGCAACATTTAACCACACTGGTGTCTATAAGCCTTGGCAAGAGGTTAACCAGAGACGGAGGATGGCAAACGCTTGGCTTCGGCTTTTAGTCGTAAAGTACGGTAGCCGCTAAAGCGGCGCATTATCAAAGGAAGGGCTTTAATTAGCCCTTTTTCTGTTATGGCATCGCGTAGCGATATAGCGCGACAGCGCAATGTTAAACACTAAAAACATATTCAATTGATGAACACTAAGTAACTAGTAATTAAATATATAGATAAAGAATGAGATAAAGATACTGATATTCAACCACACCAGTGCCTGCATTCAATAAATATACTTTATAGCGGTTTTGAAATACTTTATAGCGGTTTTGAAATACTTTATAGCGGTAAGAATATGGAGTTTTTTCCCGCTATAGAGTATTTTATATACTTTATAGAGGTATTAAATACTTTCCCCACCATCCTTTACATACCTAAATAATAGTATTACAATGACTTCAAGTTAAACATTAAATACTATAGAAGGTTATCAATGGCAAAATCATTCACGGATAAAAGCACAGGCGAAATAATTAGAGAGCCTGATTTTGTAAAGCTTTACATTAACGATATGTGTAGGGTGAAAGGTTTAAATTCTGGCCAAGTTAAAATATTTAATTTCATGCTTGCCAATATGAATTGGGAGAATGTTGTCTCATATGGGCCAAATACAAAGGCTTCATTTTTAAATGAAAATGAAATGAAAAATCAAACATTCAACAATAATGTTTCAAAGCTAATCACATCAAACTTGATTGAGCGTATTGGTCGCGGTGAATTTAGGGTAAATAAGAAATATGCAGTTAAGGTTGATTGGTCAAAGGTTCAAGAAATTAAATGGGAGACCAAATACGACCAAAATGGGAAAACTGAAACCGTAACTATTGGATCTTAATAAAACGACAAACTAAGGACTACTTGCTCTTATGTCAAATACAAACTTAACACTTAGACCGCACCAATCTAACGCGCTGAACATACTGCGAAGAGATTGGAAAAAACACGATACACATTTAATGCAAGCTCCAACAGGTGCGGGAAAAACAGCAATAGCCGCTGAAATAGTAGCAGGATTGCAACGTAACGGCATTAGAAGCGTATTTATAGCGCCTTACACTGCATTGATTGACCAAACAGCTAAAGCGTTTATGGATTACGGATTACCGCAACCGGCTATAATCTGGCGTGATCACCCATGGTATGACCCTGAAAATTTAATTCAAATAGCCAGTGCTGATACACTAATTAGACGCGACTTCCCTGATTGTGACGTTGTAATTATTGATGAATGCCATATAAAGCGAGCTAAGCTTTTAAAGCTAATGGCTGAGGGCGATCGCAAATGGATAGGCTTAACAGCAACGCCTTTTGCTAACTGGCTTGGCACTTACTACGATAACTTTATTAAAGTTACAACTATGCGCCAACTAATCGACCAAGGATTTTTAAGTGAGTACGATATATTTGCACCAACTAGACCGAACTTAAAGGGCGTTAAAACATCAAACTTAGCTGCTTACGGTAAAGACTACGTTGAAGATCAACTTGCAGAGATAATGGGTGATGCTCAAATAGTTGGTAACATCATTAAAACATGGCTTCAAAACGGAGAGAATGAGCCGACAATAGCTTTTTGCGTTAACGTTTCTCATGCTAACTTTGTGACAATCGCTTTTTGTAAAGCCGGTGTAAGTGCCGAGGTTATTACAGCAAACACTCCACAAGAGGAAAGGCAGCAAATATTTAAACGATTCCGCACCGGTGTAACTAAAGTTATGTGCAACGTAGGCACATTGGTGGCAGGACTTGATGAAGATGTAAGATGCATTATCTACGCAAGACCAACAAAGTCAGAAGCAAGATGGATTCAATGTCTAGGACGAGGGCTTAGAACCGCAGAAGGTAAAGAGAGATGTATTATATTAGACCATAGCGGCACGGTTCATAGGCTTGGCTACCCTTGCTCAATTGAGTATGAAGAACTAATAAGCGATAAAGACGGGCTTGATGAGTTGAAAAGGCAGCAAAAAGAAAAAGAGAAAAAAGAAAAGCAGCCAAAAGAATGCCCTCAATGCCATTACATGAAACCAGCCGGTCAATACGTTTGCGCTCGGTGTGGATATAAACCAATTAACGGCGAGGACGTTGAGGTCGATGAGAGTCGAGAGCTTGAAATAGTCAAAGGTAAAAAGAAGCAATACACCAAGCAAGAAAAGCAAGCGTTTTACTCTGAGCTGCTGGGTTATCGTAACGAAGCAAGGCTTAACCGAGGTAAAAACTATAGTGATGGGTGGGTTTCCAATCAGTACAAACAAAAATTTGGCGTGTGGCCAAAGGGTTTGAATGGCACGGTGAAAGCACCAAGCACAGAAACACGTAATTACATTAAGTCGCGCATGATTGCATTCGCTAAGGGTAGAAAATGAGAGTAAGCACACCAGATGCAATGATAGGACATGAAGAGTTGATTTTAAGTCACTTTGGATTGCCTGAAATAACCGGCAATAGACATTTTGCCGGTGGATGCCCTATATGCGGAAAACGTAGAAAGTTTAGGCTTCACAGGTATCAAAATAAAGTTGGCTATATTTGCGTGTGCGGCAATGGCTCAGTTATAAACCTAGTTATGGAAGTTAACGGCACCGACTATAAAACTACATGCAATGAAATAGATAAATTAATTGGAAATGAGTTTAAGCCAACACAAAGAGCAGCAGAAACCACAAACCAAAAACCACAAACACCAAGGAAGGAACAGCTAATGAATAGATTTTCAGCAATACATACAATAAAAAATTCACCTGTTGAGGCTTATTTAAAAAGCAGAGGCATTCACACAATGCCAGAGTTAAGCATAAAGCATGCGCCGTCTGAGTTTGATAGATCCTACAATCGATCGTTTAGCTGTATGTATGCAGTGGCAACAGATGAGGCTATGAATATCGTATACACGCACAAAACATACCTGGAGGGCAGAAGTAAAGCAGACGTTGAAGTAAATAAAAAGATGGAAACGGTAAATAAGCATAACTTACCGTGCAATTCTTGCGGTCATGAGTACGCTGCAAATGTAGCTGTTAGAATGTTCACACACGATGAAGTGCTAGGCATTAGCGAGGGCATAGAGTCAGGTTTGAGTGCAAAGCAAATGTTCGGATTCCCTGTTTGGTCAGTGCTTAACACTTCAATAATGAAGGAGTTTAAAGCTCCTACCGGTGTTAAGACTTTAATTATTTACGCTGATAATGATAAAAACGGGGCTGGGCTAGCAGCGGCTTATACTTGCGCACATAAAAACTTGCTAAACAATAACGATGTTTCAAGGGTAATAATTAGAGCGCCATCAGTTAAAGGTAAAGACTTTAACGATATGCTGCTAGAGCCAATGGATACAATAGATTTCATTTTAGGGGAATAGGCTGTGATTAAATCAAAAAAGATACGCGAATCAGCAAGGGGTGAAGTATGAGCATTTTACCTAACGCAAAAGAAAAGCAGTTTATGAAAGCTGTAATGGATTTTCATTTAAGTTATGGAGTTGGTTATTTGTACGGCGATGAATGGCACTGCGAGCCTATACAGTGTCATCACGTAGCGGGTAGGACTTATAAAAATAATAAAGTTCATATCGGACATTATTTTATTTTGCCCATTCCGTTTGATTTGCATG